GCTATACGCTCCAAAGCTGGTAAGGATGAAGCTGTACTCATTTCCAAGGATTTGAGCAATCAGCACCTTACTATCATTTTTGGTATTATGCCGTTTATCAGTGATATACAGTCTGTACTAAAGGCATTACGGGACTATGACCCTCTACCGCAACGTTATACATCTCGAGGCTCGGCGTCCGACTATGACTCAAAAAGTCAAAGCTGGTCAACCGTGTCCGATTTTACTAACGAGCGTAGAACTATAACAAACGCTGCAGAATTGCAGCGTACTGTTTCGGTCAGAGCCTATGTCCTCTACGAAGCTTCTGTTAGCATCCAAGACGCTCTCGGTCTATCTCCAAAAGATATTCCGCGTTCCGTCTGGGAAGCGACACAGTTAAGTTTTGTAGTTGACTGGTTCGCTAATGTCAAAGAGTTTATCTCTGCCATTACTCCCGTAGCAGGGGTCACCTATGTGGCTTCTGGTTATACCGTAACTGTTGTTGACGCATGTAATGCCTCTTATGAAGATAAGTGGTCACTACTGCCCGGCAAAAGTTTTGGTTGGACTGGAAGCGGCTATGGTGGTTCCCAACAGCGTGTGTCCTTAGCGAAGACACGCGTTCCCGGATCGTTGTATGCCAATGTTGGTATACATTTAAAATCTTCAATGCATCATGATGTTCTTGATGTATTTAAGGTTACGGCCGGTCTGTCGCTATTAACCCAGAGACTATCGAAATATCTTTAGTCTTAACCCTGAGGTAATCTATGCTTTTCAATACACGTACGTACTCACTGGACCGGTACAACTCTCCCGATTCTGTTTCTTATGCAGGTTCTGCGAATGGTCCTTCGGCAAAGGATGTTCTCACTTTGTCGCGGACTTTTCCGAAACCGCAAAAGGACACTCTCGGTGTAGCCAAGCCATTTTTCAAAAGTACGTCAACTGTTGTTGTGAACGCTGTTACTGGTCAGAAGCAAGATCTTATCATTACTATCGGTGGAAGCGTTCCTGTCGGAACGCCATCTGCTGATATTGATAATCGTCTTGCAGATCTGGCGGCATGGATTAATACCGCTGATGCGAAGGCCCTTTTTAAGAGCCTGGACATCAACGTTTAACCATGTCACGCTGGTTAGCTATTGTCGGGTTATTCCTTACGTTCGTAGGGACTAACATCGAAACATTATCTAACGCCATACAGAAAGGAAACGCCCGTAATGAGCTCTTCCCCCGTTCGGTCGACAAAGTCGGCTCGTACTTCGACAGTAACAGCATCGAAGCTGTTCCTGTCAATGGCATACGACCTGAAGGTAGACAAGAACCCTGAAGTATTAGACTGTTACACACTCTTGTGTAACGGGAAATACTCTCAATTCCTGTCTACGTTAGATGCTTGGACGTCACAGATGTATACGTCCATCGGTAGCCTAGGCTACCGTCTGCATCAACTCGCAGCCCTATTCTCGAAATATCCTTTCGATGACTCTACTATCGATCGCGACGCTGTTGCGATTGATAAGTTTATGAAATCGGAGAGAAAATGTCGACGTATGAACCAGAAGTTCAGATTACGCCGCACGAGAGTAGAGCCTCCGCACATGCAATATATGCGTGAGTTTATCATAGGGGTACTCGGTTTTGAACCGAATTACCCATACATCTATGATAAGTGCGACTTTGGTCCAGGTTCATCCGTTGGTGTTCATGGCAAGGATACGTCAGTTCTTAACAAACTGGATACCCTTACTATTACGCCCTCGGCTTTACCTGTGGCTACTGCAGCACTATTGCATAACCTCCACTACGCTCGGTACCTTACCGGAAGTAACGGAATAATGCAATTAGAAGAGCTGTTTGCCGGTTCTTTTAAACCAGTGCAAGTGCCGTATAACAAAATAACTTGTGTACCAAAGAGTGCCAAGACTTCTCGCACAATAGCTATTGAGCCTACTTTGAATGGATTTTTACAGAAGGGTGTTGATCTGGTATTACGCCAGAAATTACATCGTATCGGTATAGATCTTTCAAAGCAAAGTCTCAATCAGGCATTAGCGAAAATTGGCAGCCGCGATGGCAGTTATGCCACTATCGACCTTAGCGCAGCGAGTGATTCTATATCCATACAACTGGTTAAAGAACTGCTCCCTGCTCCATGGTTTGCCCTGCTAGATTCTATTCGTTCTCCCTCATACCACCTAAACGGTGATGTGATAAGATACGAAAAGTTTTGTAGTATGGGCAACGGCTTCTGCTTTCCACTTGAGACTTTAATTTTTAGAGCCGCAGTGGAGTATGCTATGAATCATACCGTTGTACACTCTAACCGTACGGTCAGTGTGTATGGCGATGATATCATAGTACCATATGAATGCGCCTTACTCTTAGTAGAGGTGCTACACGACTTGGGTTTCAATATAAACGCTGATAAAACGTTTATAGTTGGACCTTTCCGTGAATCATGTGGTGCAGATTTCTTCTTTGGTGAAAACGTTCGACCGATATACATTAAAAAGTCATTAACCAATGACTTTAATATGTATCCTCTGCTCAACATGCTTTCTGAACGTAAGTTCATGAGCTCTTGGCAAACTGTTTTTGACAGTATACCCAAGCGTTGGCAGTATCTCCGACCATATAAACGAGAAGGGGACGGTGCTATTACGGTGAACCGTGATGTTTTTATGACATCAAGGCATGCCAAATGGAACCGCTCGCTTCATACGTGGACATGGAAGGAGGTGGTAATAGTTCCTGCAAGAGGCAGATCTGTCTCCTGTGATCAGGAACTATTTCTCGGTAAACTCCGCGGCGATTTAGTTCGCTCGGAATCGTTTTCCGCTCGTTTTTCTGAGCGCACACGTACTCAACTTACAAGTTGATAACGAATAGTTATACTCTAATACTCTGGGTATAACTCCGCCTACCGGCGGTTTGAGG